TAGTAGATAGAGAATTAACTAACTTAAATAACGCTGAACCATTAAAGCTGTTGCGCGAAGAGCGTAATCGCCGTATCGCTGAAACAGATTGGTGGGCATCATCTGACCTTACTATGTCCGCAGAACGCAAAACCTACCGTCAGGCACTGCGTGACATAACTAAAACATACTCATCACTTGACGATGTGGTATGGCCTGATAAGCCAAACTAGGAGTGAGCTATGAGTAACGCCCGTAATCTCGCTAATCTGTTAGGTACAAGCACCACAGTTCCAAGGGCTAAACAACCTGCTGGTTCGGTACTGCAATGTGTGACAACAAATTATCCAGATGATTTTGTTTTTACTTTGGGTGCTTCGGGTAATAGCGCGGACAGGGCTAAAATGGAAGTTGCTACAGGTTTAAACTGTTCTATCACTCCTACCTCAACAAGTAGTAAAATACTTTATCAAGCTACAGTATATATAGGCGCAACTTTAACTTATGACATTGGTTATCATGTAATTAAAAATGCCACTTCAACGGTTTCAACAACAACAACAAATTATACAGACACTTCTCCTTGCGGTGGTTCTTATCTTACTGATGCAAGTGGTAATGCCTTACGAGGGCAAACATCAGGTATTACACCTAGAGGCACAGGAGTTCTAAATACCTACTTCACGGTTGGTGGTTCGGCTAATTCTCCCGCGTATGCCATAGCTCCAGTTAGCATGAGTTTACTGGACCACCCAAATACAACTTCGCAAATAACTTATAATTTTGCAGTTACTTTTTATAACTGGCATTCAGATTCACTCTATCTAAATAGATCATATCAAAATCAACAAGATGCAAATGGTAGATATGACACTAATCCAGTAAGTGTTGTTACGTTAATGGAAATAGCTGGCTAATGTTTGGTTCTCAGGCAATATCTGAAAATAGTATTGCTACAGACGGCGTTGTGCTTCTTGGAAGCCAAACACTTGATGCAAATTTTACACAGTCTACAAACTTGTCTGGCACTTTTCTTGGAAGTATGACTGTTGATGCTTTTTTCTCTAAACTTGTAGCAGCTTCAGGAATACTTGTTGCTGATATAGATATTTCTTCAGACTTTACTCAAACTACGGATGGTGTACGTTTTGCTATAACTTCTGCTTCAATAGACGCTCAGTTTGATCAAACCACTGTTGCCAACTTTATCGCCTCTGGGGTTGCGGCAATAGACGCAAACTTTACACAGACCACTACACAAACCCTGATAGCTGTAGGTGTCGCTCAGTTAGACGCAAACTTCACACAGACCACAGCATCTAAGCTGTTGTTAGATCTTATAAGCACACAAGATTTTGAGTTTGAAATAGACTCATTAGGGGGTTTGTTAACTCTCGCTACAGCCGATATCAACTCACAATTTGACCTATCGACCCTTGGTGGACTTATAATAATTTATCCTGGAGCAGGTGAAGAGCCGATAGAAAATATCAGCCTATTTATCATAACAGCAAATGGTGATATACTTTGGGAAGAGATTAATGCGAGTGCAATATCAGAAAACTGGACACAAGTTACACACACAGGCGATACTTGGACTGAAATAAACGCAGGAACATCGTCTGAAACATGGACAAATAAGGTGGTATAAATGGCAAGTACCTTTACAGCTTCTAGTGGTCTTGAAAAACCAGGATCTGGTGAACAGGCTGGTTCTTGGGGCGAAACTGTAAATAATAATTTTGATATTATTGACAGAGTTTCATCTGGATTTTTAAGTTTAACTTTGAGTAGTACTTCAAGCACTATAACAGCAACAGACGGAACACCTTCGGATGGACACTATAAAGTTCTATTTTGCACGGGAAGTTTAAGTTCTTTACATACTGTAACAATAGCTCCAAACAATAAATCAAAACTTTATCTTGTAAACAATGCTACAACAGGAAATCAATCTGTTAAGTTTCAACAGGGTGGGGGTTCAGGTACAACTGTTACTATTGCTGCTGGTGTTACAGCTTGGATATATGCTGATGGATCGGGTAGTAATGCAAATGTTCGTGCGCTATCAACAGAACTTGTAAATGACTTGTTACCAAGATTAGGTGCAGATTTAGATGTAAACGGTAACGATATTTTAATGGGTAATCAGTCTGTAAAGTTTGGCACAAGCAAATGGGAAATTGTTTTAGACACGGGAGATAATGACTTGTTGTTTAAATACAATAACGTAACAGTTTTTAAATTATCTAGCACAGGGGCTGTAGTTGCTAAAGATAACATTACAGCTTTTGGATCACCGTAATGGCTTTACCCGCATCTGGAAACGCTATAAGTTTTGCTGACCTTAGAACTGAATATAATACAGGCAGCAATACATCTATTTCGTTTGCAGACTACCGTAGAGGTGGATCATTAGTTCGTGCAAAAGCGTCTAATAATAATAGTGTAAATTTATCTGCTAATGTACCCACAGGCCCTACAATTTCTTTAGGAGACTTTTATTCTCAAGAACGAGGTTTTAAACAGACTTTCGATTCTAATTCGACTAATCAAAATGTAGCAACGATTTTTGGTGATGATTATACTGTAAACTATCCTAAAATAATTGTTATTAACTCAAATATTACAGTATCGGGAGATGTTGGCACTGACGCTATTAAGTATCCATCTGGTGCGGTTGGAACACTTACAATTATTAACAATGGTACAATCACTGGTACTGGCGCGTATGGAATTAATAATTTAAGTTCAGAGACTGTTGCAGTTACAAACAACGGCACTGTTACTGGAGCTAATAGCGAAGGTTTTAATTCTACTTTTTCTGGTGATGGGTCTGCAATGATACCTTTTATAGGTGGTCAAGGTGGCGCATCTGCTCCTGATATTTATCACAGCGACTATGGCGGCTATGGTAATTTTAATTGTAAACTTACTCGTTCTGGCAACCAATTTATAGTAAGTTGGACATATAACGAATTAGACTACAGTAATACAGGAGCAGGTTCCACTAATATAACTTCTATTTTTCCCCTTACAGGTTCTGGCGCATTAGATACTACCGATACTAATGAGTATATTGCGCAAACCGTTTATAATTATTACGGAAGAGACGCTAGAGATATAGCATTTGGTTCTAAAATAATAAACGGTCAACGTCATTTTTGGTTTGCGTCAAATAACAAAAGTAATACTACCATGTATTTAGGGAACACCATGACTTATGAGCAATCTTTTTGGGTAAGTCGGAGCTTGAGTACAAGTAATAGTCGAAGAAGTTATATACTTGATAGTTTAACAGGCGGTGCTTCAAACGGTACAGTGACAGGATTATAAAATGCCGTTAACAAAGTTACAATTTAAACCAGGAATCAATAGAGAAGTCACTTCGTACTCTAACGAAGGAGGTTGGCGCGACTGTGATAAAATTAGGTTTCGGTTTGGTTATCCTGAAAAAATGGGAGGCTGGCAAAAATATACAAGCAGTACTTACTTAGGTACAGTTCGTGCTTTACATAATTGGGTTGCTTTGGATGGTTCTGATTACTTAGGACTAGGTTCACATATTAAGTATTATATTGAAGAAGGTGGTCAGCTAAATGATATAACTCCTGTTCGTTCTATAACGTCACAAGGAGATGTAACTTTTGCTGCAACAAATGGTTCTTCTACGATCACTGTAACTGACATAAGTCACGGAGCTAGTGAGTCTGATTTTGTAACTTTTACCAACGCAGAAACTCTTGGCGGTAATATAACTGCTGCTGTTTTAAATCAAGAGTATCAAATTAATAACGTACTTAACGCAAACACATACGAAATTACTGCTAAAAACCCAACTACTGGGGCTTCTGTAAATGCTAACTCCTCTGATACAGGTGTTGGTGGAAACGGTGTTGGTGGCGTAACAATAACAGGCACAGCTGTTGCGGCATCTGGAATAAATGCTGTTACTGTTACAACGAATGCTACAGGTGTTGGGGCATTAACTTTTTCTAATCCAAGCAGTACAGGTGTTGGTAATTTTACTGTATCAGGTGCTTCTACAGGTAGCGCGACCACTACTAATGTAGTTCAAACAAGTACAAGCGGCATTGGAACTAGTGCTGAATTTACTGTAGTAGCAAGCTCTGGAGACTACACAGTAACAGTTACGAGTGTTGGTTCTGGGTATGCCGTTGGAGATACAATTTTAATTGAAGGTCAAAATGTTGGTGGTACACAAACTACAAACGATATTACATTAACAATAACACATCTTCAAGGTGCATCTGTTGGAACAGCAACACATACAAATGAAGCACAAACAGCCACTAGTGGAAGCGGTTCTAACGCACAGTTTACAGTAACCACCGATGGTAACGGGGGCTATGATGTAGCTGTAACTACTGTTGGTTCAAATTATGCCGTAGGTGATACAATTACTATTGCAGGAACAGGAATAGGCGGTACTAGCCCTGCTAATGATATAGTGCTTACAGTTACACAACTTTCTGGAACTTCCATTGGAACAGCCACACATACAGGCAAAACACAAACTAGTACAAGCGGTAGTGGTTCTAGTGCTGAATTTACAGTCGTAACCGATGGAGCTGGGGGATATGCTGTTACAGTTACAGCATTAGGTTCTGGTTATGCTGTAAATGATACAGTTACTATATCGGGAGCAAATCTTGGTGGCTCTAGTCCCGCTAATGATTTAACTTTTACTATTAATTCGCTTGTTTCTGTAACGTATACAGACGTACCACAACCACCTATTCTTGGTGTTCCTAGTGGACCACCTCTTTTTGGAGTAATCCCTCTTGGTACAGGAGCAAAATTTACTGTAACTAGAGACGGTTCTGGTACTTACAGTGTAGACGCTATAACAGCTATTGGAACGGATTATAAAATTGGTAATAAGTTTTATATAAGGGGTAGTCAGTTAGGCGGCTCTGATTCAACTAATGATGCTTTAATTACTGTTACATCATTTAGTCATCCTACGATTGCTACATATCAGGTAAATGTAGGACTAGATACAACTGTTGGTGGTACAGGTTGGGGTGCTGGTCTTTACTATGGAGTTACCAACGGAGCCGCACAAACAACCTTAAACCAAGGTGGCACTTTATCATCTAGTGCTACTACAGTTACTGTAACAACGTCTGCTCCTGGAGGCCATCAGATTGTAATAAATGATGTGATACAAGTTGAAGATGAATTAATGCTTGTTACAAATGTGTCAAGTAATAACTTAACTGTTATTCGAGGTTTTGACGGTACAGGTACAGGGGCTACAAATAATGTAAATACTCTTGGTCCTACTGCAGCAAAATCACATGTTGACGGATCTGTTGTTAGATTAGTATTAGGTAATGCAGACTCGACAAATGATTTTTCTGGTTGGGGTGATGCTGCATCTGGCGGTTTAACAACAACTACACAGATACGGTTGTGGTCTCACGATAATTTTGGTGAGGATCTTCTTCTCAATCCCCGTGACGATCAGATTTATTATTGGGATAGAACAAGTAATCTAAATAGTCGAGCAATAAAGTTAAACACACGTCCTGGAACTAAACTGGCTATACCAACAAAATGTAAACAAGTTTTAGTCTCGGATCGAGATCGTCATGTTATTGCTTTCGGAGCAGACGATATTGTCGTTGAAAGTCCACCAACGCAAGAAAATGGCAATGGTGTACAAGATCCACTGCTTATTAGGTTTTCTAGTCAAGAAAACCCTCTAATATGGTATCCTTTAGCTACAAATACAGCAGGTAGTTTAAGATTAGGTTCTGGTTCTACTTTTATGCAAGCTGTAGAAACGAAACGTGAAATACTAGTGTGGACGGATACAGCTCTTACGTCCATGAGTTTTATTGGACCACCGTTTACTTTTGGTCTACAACAACTGTCCAGCAATATTACAATCATGAGTCCGAACGCTGCAGCGGCTACAGAAGATTTTGTGTTTTGGATGGGTATTGATACGTTTTATATTTATGACGGTCGTACACAAACGTTGCCTTGCTCAGTAAAAGATAAAGTGTTTTTAGATTTTAACTTAGAACAGAAAGATAAAGTCACAGTCGGAGTAAATACAGAATTTAGTGAAGTAATATGGTTTTATCCGTCTAGTAGTGCGTCAGATAATGATCGTTATGTTACTTTTAATTATAACGAAAAAGTTTGGTATTTTGGCACACTTTCGAGAACAGCGTGGTTGGATCGTGGAACACGGAACTTCCCTATAGCTACTGGTAATAATTTAATCTACAACCATGAATTAGGTTACGATGATGATGGTTCTGCTATGAACTCATTTATCGAATCAGCTACTATGGATATTGGTGATGGAGATAAGTTCGCTTATTTAAATAAAGTTATACCTGATTTAACTTTTGATGGTTCAACTAATTTATCTTCACCTCAAGCTACGTTTACACTTAAAAGTCGTAGTAATCCAGGAGCTGATTTTGATAGTACTGCAAGTGGCACTACAATCAGAACTCAAAGTTCTCCTGTTGAAGAATTTACAGAACAACTAGATTTAAGGGTTCGTGGACGTTCTTTTGCACTTCGTGTAGAATCAAACGCAATAGGTTCTAAATGGAAACTAGGAAGTCCTCGTGTAAATATTAGACAAGACGGTAGGCGATAATGTCGAGTAATCAAGTTCCACCACCAAGACTGCCAGAACCGCCAATGGAATACACACAGCAGTATATGGCTGATCTAACACGAGCTTTACAAGTTTTTATTGAACAAGAACGTA